AGGGATGCACAGTGGAGATTCTGACCAACACGGTCAGTGGTGAAACGTCTGTCGGCTGGTGGCGTGGCGGTGTTGATGACAGGCCGGGAATGGATGGTTAACAGCATGAGGAAACTTAAAAGTCTTGATGTTGAGTTCAAAACCAGCATGAGCAAAGCGGATAACTGCATTTGTAATTCATGCCATGCGGAAGGAACTGTAATGAAACTAACATATCCAAAAACGATGTACCATGACGGAAAGCATCTTAGTACAAAGTATCAAGAGTTTTGGCTTTGTGCGAAGTGTAGAGCGAAGTTATCTTTTGCTTTGGATTGGCCTGATGACACCTATGAGAGAGAACTGAAAGAAAGTGATTAGTTATGCTTGAAATCAGACCTTGCCACATAAGCAAAGAAGAAATGAAATCACGATGGATTAAGGAAAGAGGTTGCTGACAATGGGTAAACAGCATCTATCAAGAGACGATCGCCTGATCATGAAAGGCAAGCTGCAAGGCACAAGGGAGAACATGGACATGATCGGCATGATCTTGCAGGACAAGTTTGGATGGCACGTCCGAGAGGAGACAGAGGACGGACACGACACCATGAGCCTTGAATACCTGTTCAACTGCCTTGTGGAGCTGACGCAGGAGATCAACAACGGATATGTAAAGCGAAAGGATATAAGAAATACGCTTTCAGAAGAATACAAGGTTGCCTTTACGGAGGGCGAGGAATAATGGCTAAATGTCCACATTGCACAGACTGCTTTAACTGCCCACTTAGAGACTGTGTTTTGACAGGTACTAAGGCCGTCACAGTAAATCGTCTGCCATATGATTACGAGAGGGCAAAAAAAGAACACGCGTTCAAAAGCAAAAGTGAAAAAGAAAAGTAATGCTGGAAATGGAGGCAAACGTGAAATTAGAAAACGGGAAAATTACAGAAATTACGGAACAAGAGTTATATAGCCGATACATTGACGGAGAATATTACATGGCTCTTGATTTCCATGAGTACAAAATGAGAATGGAAAAGGCCGGGACGAAAATTGTGAAATGACAGAATCGGAATATAGGGCAAAGTTAAAGGCCAATCATATCTGCCGCGACTGTAAACAGACTGATGCATATACTTTGGCAGGAAGGACTTATTGCGCCGAATGTGCCGAGAAAATGGCAAATCGCAAAAAAGAAAAAAGATCGGAATCCAGAGAAGAATACAACGCAAAAATGGCAGAATACCGGAAAAAGCTAATAGAAGAAAAGCGTTGCAGTCGATGTGGAAAGAAGCTTTCTGCTGGATGGAAAAGAAAGACGTGTATTGAGTGCCTGGTGTATTCTCGCAGAAAAGCGCAGGAGTGCAGACGCGAAAAAGGCCAAAAGCCATGGGATATGCGATGCCAGGACGGAGTTTGCTTTGTGTGCGGGGCTAAATCAATGGACGGAAAAAGAATGTGTAAATCCTGCTATGATAAAAGAGTCCCGATTTCTATTGAAAATTTGAAAAAAGCGGTTGACACTTGCAAAAGAGCGTGATAAAATCAAGGTGGGTCATAGGATAAGTTTGTCCTCCTTTTTCATTTGTGCCTCCTTCTTGTTGCCGCGCTTGCCCGACGCGGAAATATCGGGCGTTTTATATGCCGGACGGCGAAGGCCACCCCAACGATCAGGGGCGGGAGGTCGCGCCTCCCATCCGGCCATGATCTGCCGGTAGAGCGCCAGCAACATAATCAAAACAAGGCTCAACGAAAAAAGCGGAGAGCCGCTGCCGAGGCTAAGTGTCATAGAGACAGGCTGGAAAGTGCGGCATATATGCGGCGTGCAGATGCAGAAGCGAAAGCGATGGCTATAGGCAACATCGCGGACGTGTTACGGCTCAAAACCGTATCGCCGCCCAAAAAATGTGTGTGCCCTTACGGGTGGGTAAAGACTGCTATGTATTGTCCAAGGGTGGGGGACTGTAGCAAACAAAAAAGCGATTGAGAGGTGGTGAGATTGTCCGGTGAAAAGAACCTTATTCCGCTTAATAGGCGAACAAAAGAAGAACAAAAAGAAATCACAACGGCTGGAGGAAAGGCGTCCGGTGAGTCTCGCCGAAGGAAAAGAAGCCTAAAAGAAGCGGCTGATTTGTTCCTTTCATTGCCCGTTACTGACACAAAAACTTTTAACGCAATGGCAAAGGCTGGCGTAAATCCGGAGGAAACAGACTATCAGATGGCCGTTATTGTTGGCTTGACAATGAAAGCCATTAAAGGAGACGCAAAGGCTGCTAAAACTGTTATTGATTTGCTTGGAGAATCCGCAACGGATAACCAGCCGCAACAAGAAATAAAAGACCACAGCGCATTGATTGAAGCTATTAAGAACATGAAATGAAAATAAATAAACTTTCTCCAAAGCAAGCGGAAGTGTTCAAGTTTATCCTGTCGGACGATTACGCCTTGATTTGTGATGGTAGCGTCCGATCTGGTAAAACAACTATGATGGCGGACGCTTTTGTTATTTGGGCGATGGAGAACTACGACAGGACGAATTTCGGCATTTGTGGGAAAACCGTTCAATCAGCAGAACGTAATGTATTAAAGCCAATTCAGCAAAGTGAAGATTTGCCGTATACAATGAGTTACAAAGTCAGCACAAGAGTTCTGACTGTTAAATGCGGTAATAAGGTAAACTGGTTTTATCTATTTGGCGGCAAAGATGAAAGTTCATATATGCTGATTCAGGGTATCACTTTGGCTGGCGTTATGTTTGACGAAGTTGCCTTAATGCCGAGGTCATTTGTTGAACAGGCTTTATCGAGAGCGATTTCTTTTGACAAGCCAAAGTACTTTTTCAACTGCAACCCTGAAAGCCCTAATCATTACTTTTACAAAGAGTGGATAGAGAATCCGAGAGAGGGGACTCAACACATTCACTTTTTGCTTGAGGACAATCCGATTCTTTCTCCGCAGATGATAGAGCGGACAAAGGCAATGTATAGCGGCGTTTTCTATGACCGCTATATTTTGGGTAAATGGGTGCTTGCCGAAGGGCTTGTTTATCCGATGTTCGGCGAGGATTGCATCGTTGATGAACTTCCAACAAGCGGCGAGTATTACATATCCTGCGACTATGGTACGCTGAATCCGTTTTCTGCTGGCTTGTGGTGCATAAAAGACGGAAAAGCTGTCAGGATGAGAGAATACTATTATTCTGGCAGAGAAACGCAGAACAACAAGACAGACGAGGAATATTTTAGCGAATTAGAAAAGCTTGCTGCTGGATTGCCAATTAGAAGTGTAATTGTTGACCCGTCTGCGGCATCATTCATAGAAACGCTTCGGCGGCATGGATGGCCTGTGCAAAAGGCGAAAAACGATGTTATTCCGGGAATCATGACAACGGCGCGATTCTTGAAAGACGGAATTGTTAAAATACATCGCAGTTGTAAAGACTGTATACGCGAGTTTGGCTTGTATAGATGGGATGAAAAGTCGGAAGAAGATAGGCCGATAAAGGAAAACGATCACGCGATGGATGAGTGTCGCTATCTATGCTATACGATTATGCGCCACAAAGCATACAAGCGAGAATATACCTCCATTTTTGACAGATAGGAGCCAGTGAATGAGAACATATAATGATCTTGTAGCCGTAGGAGAAAACGAAAAAGAAAGAATTGACTTTATCCGAAAGGCTATCAATGAGCATTGCAGCAGTGACAGATATAAAACGGCAGTTGATGCGGAATTGTACTATGATGGTCTGAATCCGACAATCAACAGATACGAAAAAATCATTTACGATATGCAAGGCCGCGCTCACACTGATATGTGGACTGCTAATCACAAGCTGGCAAGCCGATTTTTTGGCATGGCGGTTGATCAGGAAGTTTCCTATTTGCTGGGGAACGGCATTACATTTGCAGAGGAAAGCACCAAGAAGAAGCTTTGCCCTGACTTTGACCAGGAGGTCATGGACGCGGCAAGAAACGCAAAAATCGCAGGTGTTTCTTTTGGGTTTTGGGATGTTGAGCATTTGCGTGTGTTTAGCTTGCAGGAGTTTGTCCCTCTGTATGATGAAGAAAACGGCGCGCTAAAGGCCGGTATTCGTTTCTGGCAAGTCGCGCCTGATAAGCCGCT